GCAATCTCATCTCCCGTTAATTCTTTTGGAGCCGGGGCTTGTCCTCCTCCTCCGGATTCAAACAGTGTCTTTCTTTTTGGTACTTCCTCTTTAATGTCAAAGGAAAAGGCCCGGACTAGATCATCCAGTTCAACTCCTACCCTTGTTGGTAGTGAACAAAACTGGACAAACTCTGTTTCTTTCCCGGCCAGTTGCGGATACTTAATAAGCACCTGAGGCTCTGCAACAAAGTTCTTGGCCTTCTCAACCCATTCATCTGTTTTCTTACTTTCAGCAGCCACTTCTTCAAGAACACTGAATCTCTTACTGCTTAAGGTTGCATTTTTGGCCGTCTTTCTTTGGATATCATCCATTAAGTCCCAATTATCCCCATACTCTTCTCTCATTTCTTCATCTGTTGGAGTAGGAAGCTCTTTGGCTTTTTCTATTGATTCCAGAAGTTTCTTATTTCTGGATGCCAACACCTGAGCTTCTCTAGTTGATCCGGTATAACGGGACTTCCAGTCTGTTTCTTCCTGTTCTTCAGGAGTAACAACCGGGGCCGGAGCTTCTTCCCCTTCTTCTGTTATCTCTTCTGTCTCTTCAGGTTCTTCCTGAGTAGTTTCTGTTTCTTCCGGGGGAGTAACATCAGGGGTTCTTGTTACAGTTGTTTCTTCCGGAGTTTCTTCATCATCAACTGCATTGATCTTGGCTTCCAACTCTTCCGGGGTGGTTTGGTTAGTAATGGCTGCCTCTTCTTTTTTGGCAGCAGGTTTTGCTTTTGCTTTTGGCATATATCAGTCCTTTCTAGGTGTTAGATATAATTAATAACTTTTACTTTTTTAGTTTGTTTAAATATAGTTCTAAAGCTTGTTTTGCTTTCTCCGGGCCTTGCAGATAACCCTCCAAGGCGATTAAGTTCTTAAGTCTTGCCTTAAGGAACATATCTTTTTTCTTTGACAAATTATCAACGGCCAATTCATTATCTACCGCCAGTCTCATCCCGGTAATAAAAGCCCTAACACTATCAAGAGAAATTTCCCGGCTTTCTATTGCATTGATCCAATTCATGACTGTTTCTCTCTCATCCCCTTTTAAATCCTCAAAACCCAAGCCGGTTACTTCTGCAATTTTATCTATAATATCCATTTATGCCCCTCCCCCCATCGGCATCGGTTGTGAGGGCATTAAAGGCCCGGGAGTGGCCACTCCGGGGCCATTTGGTGCTCCCATATTACCCGGTGCTAATTGCGGTGGTGGTTGGTTCTTTTCAGCTTCCATGACTTGTTTTACTTCATTGGCGTTAAGATCAGCAAACTCCAATACTCTCTGTTTATATATTTCATCAAGCGGTTTATTAAAAGGCATTATCAACCTTGCAGCGTTTAGTTTCTGAAGAGTATCAGCACTTTGGCTGGCATCAGCCGAAAGATCCTTAACCTCTACCTCATAACCCAAAGCACTTTCCCAATCAGAAGGTTTAATATCCTGAGAATAAATGTGTTTGGTGTTAGTACCTTTCCTGAATACCTTAACCGCATCAATCATGTTCCCGGCTGCTTCAAGCATTTTAATATACTTGATTCCAAACTCTTCCCATGAATCGGTATATAAAATAGCCATACTCTTGACTCTTTCCTTAGCATTAGCCAAAGCCAATTCAACTTCTCCTAAAGTAACATTGGTTGGCTGTACTGATCCCTGCTGGGTTGCTGTTGCTGCTGTTGCTTTCTCCGCCATAGTTAAAATAAACTGAAGTTCATCAAGTGATTCTGAAAGTTCCGGGATATCTACTCTCTTAATTACTTCATTTGGATTGCCCGGAACCGGATACCAGCCCCAAGCTACCGCCTCAAAGGTTTGCGGAGTAAAGTTTTCTAAAGAAGAATCATAAAATTGCATACCAAAGTTCCTAAGGGTTCTGTTCTCTACCATCTGGCTTACCCAGCTATTGACTATCTTATTGGGAGTCCTGATTGTATCTGCTACTCCATCACTCCAAAAGTCTGTTCTTTCCGGATCATCACTCCAAGAAACAAAATTAGTATGATCCATCCAATAATCATCAGTTGTTTCACCGATAACTTCATGTAATGGTTTTCTGGCCAATATTTCCATACCATCAGCCATCACTACAAACATATAAATATCTCTTTTTAGGCCTTCATCATACATTCTAAGGAAGTTTTCATTCAATTCCACATAAGTCTCACCCAAAACCGGCTCATCCGCATCAATCAGGCCAAGATCTTCCATCCTCTCATTCTTTTCCTGTAAACTCTCTAAATTCTCTTCTGCCTTAATCAACCCCTGTTGGGTTGCATAAAAGTCTTTTAGCCTGTTAATCGCTTCTTTGTCATACATTTCATTTAAAGATAAAGAAGAAAGAGGCCGGAAGATATGTTCATGACATAAGAACCGGGCTGTATCTAGCCTAGCCGGATCAACATACCGGTCAATTAAAACATCCTGAGGATCAACGATTTCAAAATCAAACTTGCCATTGACTATATTCAGCTTTTTAAATGACCGGCCAAACAAAAGAACCTGTTTTTTGTCAACAATATCTTTGACAACTCCCTTGCCTTCTCTCCAACAATATTTCCAGTATTCATTAAAGAAAACTTCTTTTTGAGTATCATTGTCCCGGTTATTGAAGTAAAGCATTGGAGGATCGTCTATATCCTTGAGGATTGTTTTAAGAGAATATTTCATCAGGGGAACATTAACGGACTGTCTTTGAGTTAAGCGGTTGACAAGCACTTTATCCCGGTAAAGAGTATAGTTTTCAGTCCAATCATCATGCCTTCTTTCTCTGAAGTTATGAGCACCTTCTTTGTTTAAACGGATGACTTCTGCTAATTCTTTATCGTCAATCATATAAGCTATCCGGGCATCCCCGGAAAATACGGTTTAACACCACCAGCGAGTATCGCTGCCGGATCTACTTCATGATAATACTTAATTTTTAATTTAGCAAATGTCAAGGCTAAGGCATCAGCAACATCGGGAGACTCTACCCCTCTTTTTCTCATATCTTCTTTTGGTTCCATGATAATTTTCCCACTTGAGTTTTTCCTGTATCTCACTTGGGTTAATTGCACCCAATCTTTATGCTCAATTAATTGGCCGGCTGATTTAATCCAAGTCATAAGCCCATTAATCCCGGCGTAAACTTCTGCTCTTACATTGGCATAATCAGTTGTTTCCTGTCCGGTTGTCTGATTTAACTGTTTTTCTGCCGACTCACCAAAGTTGACCGCATTAACAACCATTCCTTTACTCTTCAAATAATCAGTCACACCTCCACCAACCCCCCCATCATCCACAAAGATATCCTTAGCCAAAATCCCATTGTCCCTAGCAAAGGTTATTGTCTTATCCCCGGTTACTATCAGATCCGGCTCCAAGTCCTTATCCAAGACGGTTGCAGTTGTATCAGTCCTAAGTACCCAAGCGTTAAAGTTTCTTCCCCCTCTTGCCACATCAACCCCAAGCCTTCTAGTCCCGGTGGCCTGATTAGCCCTCCCTTGGGCAACAATAATGTCATTATCGTCAAGCAAATACATCCAGCCGGATTCATCTACTTCAGAAGCAAGCGGAAATTTACACTCATATAAAACCTTAAAGAAAGAATAGGTTTTGTTTTCTTCTATCACATCCTGATTAATTCTCTTCCCCTCCTGTAAGCTCCGGTAACAGTCCCAAACAATCTTCTTATACGCCGGATCCATGTAACTAGCTAAAAAGTGATTGCGATTAAACGGGTTCCCCACCTTACAAAGAAAATTATCCTCCGGGTTGTCTCCAAGCATCCTCATTACAAAAGAATGGTCATTATCATTAATTAACCCGGCTTCATCTTCTACCACATTAGAAGCTCCCATTCCCATCGCCCCCTCTGCTGATCCAATAAAAACCTCACTATATTGGTTGTCCGCTATCTTAAAAGTAACATGGCTCTTATTCCTATACCTTTTTAACTCTTCTAAACTCTCACCCTTATCCGGGATATACCGGGATTTAATATAATCATTGTCAAAAATATGGCCATTAACAACAGACATAACCAAATTGGCTTTGTCTTTGGTTCCGGCTACTATAGCCCATTTCTCCGGGTAAGTAGCAGCTCTAGTTAATACTGCTAGTCCTGTACTGAAAGTTTTACCATAACGGGTATGGCACATAATATGAAGCCTTGGGCTTGTTTTCTTGGCTATAGCAGCAAAGATCTCATCTTGACCGGGAGAGAGAAGAATGGGGTTACCGGAGTCATCCTTATAGAATTTATAAACTAATTCCTGAGTATCGGTCATTTCTTTTCTAAGATTGACCTAATATCTTTTGTTAATCCTTCCAACTGAGGTAAGTCTATTGATCCAGCCACTTCCTGTTTTGGCCGGCCAATAACTGTCTCTGAAATAGTCTGAAGCATTTTAGTATCCGGGGGCTTGTTATAAACTTTAATTTCTTTTCCTTTAACCTCTAAAACTTGAATATCTCCAAGGGCTACCGCCAGCATGGTTGCTTCTATTCTCTCCCAATCAGCCAAAAAATAATTAACCATGTGTTCACGGGCCATTGATTCCTGAAGTCTTTTCTCTTT